TCATGTACTTCTTGATTGAAGTTTGAATTATGTAATACCTCAAATACATATTGAGTTATGTCATCTAGTTGTTGATCTACTTGTGGTGCTAGTTCTTCAGGAATTTCTATTCCTGATTTTAAATTAATCCATCTACTAAATGTAGGAGTAATACCAGCTTGTAGTCTTGATGCAAATTCTTGTATACCTACTACAGCAGTCTCATCAAATATTCTATCTGTTCTTTTTTGTCCTGGTTCTTCATCATAAAAACTTTCTCTGCCAGGCATTGTATATTCATAAGCTTCTTCAAATCTAGCTTTCCATTGTGTCTTTAAAATATCTGCTTGTGAAAATCTTTTAAGAAATTCTTTTGCACCTATCTCTTTATCCATAAGAGCAGATGATCTATTGTTATTATATTCTACCATTAATTACTAAAAGTATTCCCTATCGTACTTAATAAATTTCTACCTTTTATCATTAAAGATGAATCTCCAGTTTTAGAACCTAATCTTTTTCTTCTAGCTTTTTGTTCTTCACTTTCTTTAGTTGGACCAGTTATAGGAGTTCCTGAAGATGTTCCTGTTTTATTATTATTCATTAATCCTTGTGAACTAGGTGCAGTATAAAATCCTTTATTTTCTGTATTGGTTAAATAATTTGCATAAGGTTGTCTTGCTGAAAGTCCTATTATGCTAGGTATTAAAGGTACACCAGCTAATGATGTTATTGCACCAACAGCAGTTTTAAATTTTTGTTGTGAAGCATACATCTCTTTTGATAAAGGAGTTCTGTTTGCTCTTGCTTCTAGTGCTGACATTCTACTCATGTCTGTGTATGTACCATCAGCAGTTTTTGGATCATAAACAGTTCTTGTTTTACCCATAGCATCTGTTACTTGTCTTGCAGTAGCTAAACCTTGTGATGCTAAATATTCTCCTCTTGCTTCATTATAGGAAGCTCCATACATTTGATTTGATTTTGTTGACATATAACCATCATCAGTTTTTTCTATACCTAATTTTTTTCTTGCATAATCATCAGCTTTTTTACCTTGCACTACTGCATTAGTTTTAGCTGACTTATTAGACATTCCTCCTTTAGAAGAACTACTTGCTGATTGTTTAGCTCCCATTATGTTTGTTCACCTTCTGTATAAAATCCTCTACCACCAGCTCTACTAAACAATGATCTTGATCCTACTAATCCTTTATCTACTCTTGATTTATATTTTTTTTCTTTAGCTCTCATTTCAGCTTTTTCTTTTTCAGCTTTTTTCATTTCTTCAGCCATTTGTTTTTCAAGCTCTAATTCAGATTCTGATTTAGTATATTTTGGTGGATTTAATATTCCCATTGTTTACAACCTTTGTTCACTAAGTATTTATATAACTGATAGGGAGTTATAATCAACCTATTTATTCCTAATACTCTCATTATTACAGTTACGCAACTATTTTCTCTAAGCCATGCACCTTGAAATAACCTCCATTTATTTCTAAATAAAGGAGCTTTTAATATAGTTCCATTATTTTTAATAATAAAATCAATAACAATATGAGCTTCATCACTTGTTAATATCTTAACATCTAATCTTTTATGTATATGTTCTATAACAATCCATAGTTTTTTCTTAACATCATACCCTAATATAAAACAATGACCCATTCCCTTTTTTCTAAAGATATGATACCATTCTTCGTTAGGTGGATTATAAAAACACACTAACCATTCTTTCGGAAAATATCCCATTTACCCCTCCTATTTATTGACGATCTATTAAATACATTCCATTGTCTATAACCATTAGATACTTGTGGCTTTGCTGGACCAACAGTTAATGATCTACCTTCACCAGCACCTAGCATTAAGTATTGTAATGCGTCATGTACATGAGAATATTTATTCTTATTAGGTTTATCATCATATCTTTCACCAGCAGTTTGTATTCTTCTATAGTGATATCCACCTAAGAATCCTTTTCTAAGTTGATTACAGCTTTTATTCATTAACAATCCTGGTTTACCATCTACCATTCTATTCAAAGATACCTCAACAGATTCTATTCTTAGTCCAACATCATTAGATGGTGCTGGAAAAGCTTGTATACCTTGCTGTCTTAGTATCTGAAATGGAGTTGTTTCATCTGTTTGTGCTCTAAAATCTCCAGCTGGATCTCCAAATATCTTTAAATCGTTTTGACTACAATGTTTTATTATTTCATGTTTAAGTAATTCACCAAACTTTACTGTGCCGATATCGAAACACACAAGTTCGTGCAAGAGAATCCATCTTCCATCTGGAAGTTTTTGTCCAAAGACTGCTGATGGAGTAAGTCCGAAGTCAAGTCCAATATAAACAGTAACAGGAGCAAAAGGAATATTCTTCGTCAGCAATGTGTACATCCTCTCTAAATGAAGGGTAGACTACTTTACCATCTTCTATTGTACCAAGTCTATTTAAAACATAGACATCAATCCATGATTTAGACTTACCACGAATAATATTAGCTATAATATTCAGGAGTAACATTCTGTATATTCTCTGCATCTTTATTTAGTTCATAAGCTTTAATCTTATCATTCTCTTTGATCTCTAACATACCTTGTGGCTGTACAAAAAATTTCCAGTTGTCAGGCTTTAATAACATTAATGATTCTTCTTCTGACATATGGTCAGGTGCTGGTACTTCACCAGACATAATTGACCACCAATGATCTTCATCAGGTGCGTTAGTATCTGCTATAACACCATACCAAGTTGGCCCACCATCTTTCATAGAAGGGAATCTACCTACTCTCATAGTACAAGCATCTACAATAGACTTAGGTATTTCTCTTGCTTCGTTAATCCATACACCAGTTAGTTCTAAAGATAGTAACTTCTTTACATCTTCAGGTCTGTCAAGAGCTAGGAATATAACTTCAAGCTCTACATCATGGAAATGTATCTTATGTGTAAAGGGTACAGAATATGCGAAGTTACCGAATGTAGTTTCAGGAAACCAATCCAGCCATGTTTTAATAGTAGTAGTTTTAAGTTGTGGGTTTGTATTTCTTATAACTGCCCATCTTGATTTCCGTTTACCATCAGGACTAGGTTCTTGTTTAAGTGCTCTTCTAAATACTTCTATACAACATGATACAGACTTACCTGATCCTACTGGACCACGAAGTCCTCTAAAGAATGAATCATCTTTAAGAAATTCTTTAACAACCTTGCCTGGTGCTTTATAATTAAACTCTGTCAATTACCATAAACATCAACACTCTTTTTAATTAGATTAGCTACAGTCTCTGGCAATAAAGATTCGATAAACATATCGGCTTCTCTATCTGTAATTAACTCTTTAGGATAATGTTTGAAATGTTCTCTTTTAACAATGGCTCTAAGTCTCTGTCTGTCTTTACCAGAGATACCATCTTGTTGATATAGTTGTGTCATCTAAATCTTTTAACTTTAGCTGATATGGCTTTAGGTTGTTTAACAAATTGTTTACCAGCCTTAGTTCCCTTCCTCTTTGCTTTTGTTGTTGATGCGTACTCTGACGCTGTTAGACTTTCTATTGCTTTCTTTGGTAGATATCTTTCGCCTGTCTTGGAAGAAGGCTTTCCAGACTTGGTTTGCCACTTCTGCTTTGTCCACGACTTCAGGCTTCTCTGAGACTTTGCTAGAGCCATTACGCTTTAGATTTTTTTTTGGCACTTGCACTAAGATCTTTAAAATGAACTACTGGCTTACTTTTTGCACTATGTGTTTTACCACTATGCATAGAACCATTAGGCATTTTGTGCATTGATCCTTTGTGTTCAGTACCATTCTTGAAGAAATGTTTTACACCTTTACCCATTACTTATAACCTCCACCTTTCTTTTTATATTCACTAGCTAGTAACTGTGCTTTTCTTGCTGACCATTGACCAGCATTACCACCCTTAGTTCCAGACTTTATTCTATTGAACAAACTCTTTCGCATAGTTGGTTTAGTATAGTTACCAGCTTGATTTACTTTACTTTTTTTTTGCATTAACTGTTATCTTCTTGCCTGATTTCTTTATTTCTTTCTTTACAGGCTTCTTCTTAACTGGTTTCATTTTCATTCCGTACATTACATTCTCCTTTCTAGTTTATCGTCTAATGATATATTTAACAAACCTGAACGCAACTTAAAGTTCTTGTCTGCCCATATCTCTAATCTATCAGTAAGAAACTTATTATGTAGGGTAGCTTCCTCTACTTGTTTCTTTAAATCTCTAATCTCTTTTCTAAGTTCTTTCTCTGTATCTGTCATTACCATTTTACTTTGTTTGCCCAGAATGCTGCGGACATCTTCCCTTTCTTTATATTCTTTCCGTGCCTTGCCTTAAAAGACTTAGCTCTCTTTGTCATAGTCCTGTCTCCTGTCTTACCTTGCTGACCAAAGCGTATAG